CGCGCTTTCGACCGGTGGAACCCGGTGGCGTTCTTCGCGGATGTCAAGGAATGGGAAGCGCACACCAAGGTCACCTGGCCGGATCTGTACGCGGACCGGCTGAAGATCATGGCGGTCCCGGGTGGCAAGGACCCGCAGGCCATCGCGTGGGACATGCGCTCGCACGTCCACGATTTCACGCTGGCGTGCGAGCTGACGCTGACGGAGATCACCGAGAGCAGGCCGGGGAATCTCGCGTTCACCCATGATGGCGATTCGCGGGTGGCTAGGCATATCGCCAACGCACGCAACCATCCCAACCGCTCGGGTGTGTCGATCTCGAAAACGACGCCGGACTCGCCGGACAAGATCGACGCCGCGGTGTGCGTGGTCGGCGCGCGGATGGTGCGCCGCCTGTACCTCGCGTCAGAGAACGCGAAGAAGCCTGTCAAGCCGCGCACTGGTGTTGTCCGCGGGTTCCGCTGACCTGACCTGGGGGCGTGCGTGTCGCTGATGACCACTGCGGACGCGGACGCTCCGCCGCGGGCCCGGTCGCAGGACATCCCCGAGCTCGCCGCGAAGATCCTGTCGATGCGCAGCAGGGAGCAGGCGCGGCTGCGGCGGATCAGCGACTATGTGCACGGCAAGCATCCCAGTGTGTACGCGCCGGCGGGTGCGCGGGATGAGTACAACCACCTCAAGCGCCAGTCGGTGGTCAATTTCCTGCCGCTGATCGTCGCGTCGGTGGCGCAGAACCTGCACGTGGACGGGTTCCGGCCCTCGGCGTCGGCGGACATCGTGGATGACGTGGCTGTGGCGCTGGCCGCGGCACGGGACGCGATCGACGCTGGTGACCACGAGCAGGCCCGGTCGATCCTGGCCGGCGCGCAAGACGCGCACCGGCAGGCGCAGGCCGCGCCGCCGCCCGATGATGGGCCGTGGCGGATCTGGCAGGCCAACCGGATGGGCAGCCGGCAGCACGGGCTGCACCGCAAGGTGTGCGAGTACGGCATCGCCTACACCGTTGTGCTGCCGGGTGATCCGCAGCCGGTGATCCGCCCGGTGTCGCCGCGGCGGATGACGGCGCTGTACGCCGACGCGGTCGATGATGAGTGGCCGGTGTACGCGGTTGAGGAAACCGTGGTCGAGGGTCCGGGCACCGCGAAGCTGCTGGTGCGGCTGTATGACGACACGAATGTGTACGTGCTGACCGGCCGGGCGGGCGGCGGGCAGCTGGCGTGGCCGGACAGCGAGGAACTGGTGCTGCTCGGCGAACCGGATGTGGTCAGCGAGCACGGCCTGGGTGTGTGCCCGGTGGTCCGTTACCTGCACCAGGTCGATCTGGATGGTGAGACGGATGTGCGCGGCGAGGTTGAGCCGCTTATCCCGTTGCAGGACCAGCTGAACTCGACGGTTTTCAACGGGCTGATCGCCCAGCAGTTCGGCGCGTTCCGCCAGCGGTATGTGACGGGGATGGTCGCCGCGGATGAGGACGGCCGCGCGCAGGCGCCGTTCGAGGCGGCGATCGACCGGCTGTGGGTCGCGGAGGACGCTGACACAAAGTTCGGCGAGTTCGGGCAGACCGACCTGGGCGGGTTCCTGAAGAGTGCTGAGGCGACGATCCAGCACATGTCCACGATCTCCCAGCTTCCCCCGTACTACCTGCTGGGCCAGCTCGTCAACCTCAGCAGCGACGCGCTGGCCGCCACGAGGGATGCGCTGGACCGCAAGGTCGAGGAAACCCAGGGCGTCCTCAACGAGCCGCACAAGCAGACCCTGCGCCTGGCATCCAAGGCGGCCGGGGACATGGCCGGGTGGAACGACCTGGCCGCGGTGATCGTGTGGCGCGACACCGGCGGGAAGGCGTTCGCGGCGACGGTGGACGCGCTGGGCAAGCTGACGCAGATGCTCGGCGTGCCGGCGACCGAACTGTGGCAGCGGGTGCCGGGGACCACCGCCGATGACGTGGACCGGTGGAAGGCCGCAGCGACCGCCTCCGGTGCGCTGTCCGAGCTGAACAAGCTGGTCGAGCAGCAGATGACCCGCCAGGAGCAGCCCACCGACAACCCCTCGCCTGAGGGGCCGTTCCAGGCGCCGGCGCTGACCCGCACCCCGGGCGTATGACCACCCCGGGGCTCGTCGTCCCGCAGGCGCAGCCCACGGTCGCGCTGGCCGTCCAGCAGCAGCAGGCCACGGATTTCCGCAACGCTGAGGCGCTGTTCGCCGCGCAGGCTGTCCTGGACATCCTCGCTTTGTGGGGCACGCTGAACCTGGCCGACATCCTCGCGTCCTGGCCGGCGGTCAAGGTGGGCCTGGCGGCGCTGATCCGCGCACGGTTCGCGATGTCCGTGGCCGCCGCGGAGGCGTACTACCGGCAGGCCCGGCTCGCCGCCGGGATCACCGCGTCGTTCTCGTTCCCGCCCGTGCCGCCGCCCGATGAGGAACTGATCGGGATCACCCTGGACTCGACCGGGCCCTACGGGCTGCTGGGCCGGCTTAAAGCCGCGCAGCCGCTGCCCCTGGCCAACCAGAACACGGGTGTGATCCTGTCCGGCGCGGCGCAGCGGCTGATCACCAACGGCGCCCGGCAGGCGGTCCTGCGCGCGGTCGGCGCCGATGACAAAGCGGTCGCGTGGATGCGGGTCACCGCGGCGAACCCCTGTGCTTTTTGTGCGATGCTGGCGAGCCGCGGCGCTAGCTACCGGACACAGCAGTCGGCCGGGTTCAAGGCGCACAACCACTGCCGGTGCACGGCCATGCCCGTGTTCTCCGCTAAGGACGCTGAGGCGCTGGCCCACAACGACCTGCGCCGCCAGTGGGACCAGGTCACCCGCGGCCTGTCCGGCAAGGACGCGCTCCGCGCCTGGCGCCGCTACTGGGAATCACGCAACCCCGGCGTCCTCGGCTCCGAGGAGTTCGCAGCCTGACAGGTACTCCTGTCATGGAGTGCCTGTATCTCCGGATCACCGGTCCACCAGTGGCAGCCGCCGCAGTAGCCCCAGCGCACATCCTCGGGGTGCCAGGAGACACGGCAGCAGCAGGGGCACCTGAAAGGCGGCTCAGCCGGCGCGGTCATGCCGCCAACCGTAGCCGGAGGTGCCACGCCTATGGCCTCCTACGGCTCGTCCATCCAGCGCACCGCCGGCGCTGACCCTCTCGTCCGCCAGCCCCTCAGCCGACCCGGGAGAACGACCGTGGCCACTCCTGACATGGCAACCATGCGCAACCTCCAGAAGCAGGGGAAGGCCATGCCACCCCAGCAGGCCGGGGGCCGGCCCAGGTTCCAGATCAGGAACGCCGATGACCTGGACAACGCCGTCCGCGCGGTCGGCCGGGTCCGCCCCAACACCGAAGAGGCGCGGGCCAAGGTCCGCAGGTTCATCGCGTCCAGGGCGCGGGCGCTGGGGCTGACTTCGCGTCTGCCTGATTCCTGGAACGCGGACGGCACCCTCAAGAGCCCCGGCGACTGAGCCGGCCAACCGGTAACAGCACTACCACCAGCAGCAGGCCCCAGCCGGAACGGCGCGGGGCTTTTTTGCTGCGCGAATCCCGGAACGGGAGCCCGATCCATGACCGAAACCGCAGGGACCGACGCCGGAACGGCAGCGGACCCGCAGACCCAGGCCCATCCCGCAGCAGCCGCTCCTGCGGCGCCAGCCCCGCCAACGCCGGGTGTTGCTGACCGCGGCGCCGAGGACATGCTCACCGAAGCCCTCTCCGGCGACGGTGACGGCGACGGCGGTGACGACGCCGCAGCCCAGCTAGCCAAGGCACAGGCCGAGGTCAAGAAGTGGCGCGACCTGTCACGCAAGAACGAGGCGCGGGTCAAGGAACTCTCCCCGGCCGCCCAGAAGCTCGCCGAGATCGAGGAACGGGACAAGACCGAGGCGCAGAAGCTCGCCGACCGCGCCGCTGCGGCCGAACGGCGGGCCGCCGAGGTCGAAGGCCGCTACCACCGCACTCTCGCTGCCGCGCAGTACAGCCTGCCGGCCGAGCTGATCGACCTGATCGGCGGCACCAGTGAGGAAGAGATCACCGCCAGCGCCGAGCAGATCGCCTCGGTCATCAACACCCGCGTCGAGGAGCAGGTCGCCGCGCGGCTCGCCGCGATCACCGCGGCCAACGGCAACGGAAACGGCAATGGCACGCCGCCGCAGGCTCCCGCGCGCTCACAGCGCCCCGTCGAGTCCATGCGGCCCGGTGCGCTTCCCGCCGGCCAGGACGCGGCCTTCGACGGCAACTCCTTCATCCGCCAGGCGCTCGAAGCACGCCGGTAACTCACCGCAGCACGGTCATGCCGGGCTGCACCGAACAGGAAGGCCAACACAGGCATGACCACGTACAACTCGCTCATCAGCCGGGCAGGCAGCGGTTCTGACGCCCTGGTCCCGGAGCCCCTGTCCAACCAGATCTTCCAGGAACTCCCCAAGGCGTCAGCCGCGCTGAGCCTGATGACCCACATGCCGCTGTCGTCCAAGACCCAGCGGCTGCCCGTCCTGGACGTCCTGCCGACCGCCTACTTCGTCTCCGGTGACACGGGTATGAAGCAGACTGCCGCTCAGGCGTGGAAGAACGTCAACCTGGTCGTGGAGGAACTGGCCGTCATCGTGCCGGTTCCCGAGTCCTACGCCGCCGACGCGGACGTGGACATCTGGGGCCAGGTCCAGCCGCGCATGACTGAGGCGCTGGGCGCCGTGATCGACGCGGCCGTGTTCTGGGGCACCAACAAGCCCTCGACGTGGGGTACGGCGATCTACACCGGCGCGAACACCGCCAACAACTTCATCCCGGACGGCTTCCTGGACAACGCCGGCACCCAGGGCGCGGCTGACTTCGGCCAGTCCGTCGCCGCGCTGGGCGACCTGATGTCCCAGACCGGGTACACGGTCCGCGGGTTCGCGGGCCGGCCCGGCCTGAACTGGCGGCTCGCGGGCCTGCGCAGCGTGCAGGGCGCCCCGATCTACCAGGCCGACATGCAGTCCGCGGTGCCCGGCAACGGCCAGCTGTACGGCTTCCCGATCATGATGCCGGAAAACGGCTCGTGGGACGCCACCAAGGCCCAGCTGATCGCCGGTGACTGGACGAAGGCCGTCGTCGGCATCCGCCAGGACATCTCGTTCAAGCTGTTCACCGAGGGTGTGATCAGCGACGACTCCGGCAACGTCGTGCTGAACCTCATGCAGCAGGACTCCATCGCCATGCGGCTGACCATGCGCATGGCGTACGCGACCGCCAACCCGGTCACCGTGATGGAGCCCACGCTGAGCATCGACGGCTCCGGCACGGCGCTGCGGTGGCCGTTCGGCGTCATCAAGTCCTGACCCGGTCCCGGTCCGCGCGGCGATGTCACGGCAGCAGTCAGGGGGTCCGGCATGCCTGATCCCCTGGCCACCACCGATGACATCGCCGCGCGGATCGGCCGGCCCCTGACCGACCCTGAGGCCATCCGCGCGCAGGTGCTCCTCGCGGACGCCTCCGCGCAGATCCGCCGGTACTGCCGGCGGGACTTCGAGCTGCACACAGCCGAGGACATGATCTTCCGTGCGCCGCATGGGGTGATCAGGTTCCCGGACCGGACGACGACCGCGGTCCATTCGGTGACCGCGATCGGCGGGTCGCCGGGGCTGCCGGACTTCACGGTGCCGCTGTGGGCTTTCGACGGCATCGACACGGTGCGGCTGTGGTCGCAGATGCCGGTGATCAACGTTCCCGAGGTGTGGTGGGAGCAGGGCGCCTACCAGGGCACCTACCGGGTCAACCGGGACTGGGGCTACGCGCAGTACCCGCCTGAGGTGGTCTCTGTCGCCGCCAACGCGGTGGTCGGGGTGCTGATGGCGCCGACGCAGGCCGCGGGGATCCTGTCCGAGACCATCGGCCCCTACTCCTACCGGCTGGAGAAGTCCGGCGGCGGTGTCGCGGTGGCCCTGTCGGCCGCGGACCTGGCCGGGCTGAAGGATTTCCGGCTCGGCGCGCTGACGACCGTGCAGACGCGCAGCGGGACGCACCGGTGAACGGGCAGACCGTGACGCTGCTGCGCGCCACGCCTGGCGGGACCGACCGTTACAACGACACGGTGATGACCTACACGCCGGAGGACATTCCCGGGTGCGCGTGGGTGCCGGGGCAGACCGCTGAGGCGACGCAGGGCGCCGAGGAAGTCACGGCCGACGCCGAATGCTACCTGCCCGCCGGGACCGTGGTCTCGCCGCTGGACCGGATCACCCGCAACAACGTGACGTATGAGGTGCTCGGCGCCGAATCCGACTGGGTGTCGCCGTTCTCGCAGCTCCGCGCCCCGGTCCGCGTCAGGTTGCGCAGCGTCCAGGGTGTCAGCGCCCATTCAGTGTCCGCGGGAGGTGGCGGCTGATGGGCGCGATCTACACCGGCTCCTACTCCGGGCTGGGCGAGATGATCCGCTCGGGGTTCATGGAAGCGGAGATGCGGGCCCGCGCCGAGCGGGTCGCCGCCGTCGCCCGCGCCACCGCGCCGGTCTACAAGGGCCGCGATGACCCGCACAGGGGCCGGTACAAGGCCAGTTTCGTGGTGTCCTCGACCAGCCGCGGCGGGTGGAAGAAGAACCGGGCCGCGGGGATCGTCACGTCCACTGACCCGGACGCGGTGGAAATCGAGTTCGGCACCAGCAGGACGCTGGGCCATCACACATTGAGGCAGGCTCTTGCCGCGGCCCTCGGTTGAGTCGTTCCCCGATGCTGACGCGCTGGTCATTCACTTCCTGAATCTTTCGGCTGCGGTCAGCGCGCCGGTCATGGCGACGCTTCCGCTGGAGATCACCTCGACGGTTGTGCGGGTGACGCGGATCGGCGGCGCGAACCGCGACATTCGCGTGGACCGGCCGCTGGTGGATGTGGACGTGTTCTCCCCCACCCGCGAGCAGGCGATGGACGTGGCACGGGCCTGCCAGAACGAGCTCCTGTTCACGCTGCGCGGCACGACCACGCCGGACGGCACCGTCCAGCACGTCACCACCACTATCGGCCCGCACTGGCTTCCGGACATCAACCCGAACCTCGTCCGGGTGTCCGCCACTTACGAACTGCACGTCCATGCCTAAGGCGCATCGTCGCCTGAGTGCTCGTCCCACCACTGGTAGGGAACAAGCACCGCCCAGGGCTCGCCGTTCCTCGTGATGATGGTCGGCTCGCCGCTGTAGTGGGCGGCGTTGACGCGGTCCCCGAGTTCGTCCCGCAGGTCGCGGATTCCCATGCTCTGTACGTCCATGACCCGAGTGTACGCCGTACCCAGAAGGTACACTCTGATCATGGACATCTACGCGATCTACGACGGCACCGAAATCCGGTACATCGGCCAGTCAGTAGACGGCCACACGCGCCAGCGCCAGCACTGGAACGACCGCAACCGCAGATCATGCTCCCTGCACAAGTGGCTGCGCACCCTGGACGAACCGCC